TAATGTTTGAAATATTAGAATTTACTGTAGTTAAAGCTGTTTTGTTTGCTGAAGATAACCATGTGTTTTCTAAATAAGTTTTATTAACAGCATCATTATTATCTACTGGGTTTGCTACACTTTTAATTACTTTAGAGTTAGCACTATATTTATTATCAGTACCCAACTGCATGTAGTTAGAAGCATCATCTGAAAATTCTTGGACAGCAAAAAAGTTTTGATTAGCTGACATATCCAAATCAGCTTCAGTCAATACTGAACCATCTTGGAAGTCTACTAATCTAGCTGTAAGAGGTGTCTGTCTTTCAATTCTAATTACTACACCATTCGCAGGTGCAGAGTTAAATGTGACAGTTGCACCTGACACAGAAAATGCTGAAGTAGAAACTCCATCTAAAAAACATGCGACATGTGTACTGTCAATATAAGTAAATGATATTGAATACTGTGTAGTGCTTCCATTACCAGTATATGTTTGAAATGCAAATTGTGTCATAGTTTATTTTGAGAACTGATATAATCCATCTAAATCAGCTTTGTTTATTTCTAGTCCTATTTTGGTTTTTCGTTTAAAATTATCTCTTGCCATAATTGAATTTTCTAAAGTAAAATTACCAGTGTCATCTTTAGTGCTTTTAAATTCACTTCTTCTTCTAATAATTTCTTCTTCTACAGCAGTGTGATAAGTTTTAACGATTTGTTTTAAATATCTTGCTTTTGTACCTTCATCTTTATTTTTATTATCTAAAGATATTGGGTCACTTAATCTTTTGTAGTAATCAGAGTTGATTGCATTTTGTAATCTTTCATCTAAAGATAATCCTTGAATTTTTACTTTACCTAATAGTTCCATCTGCTTATTGTAAGCAGTTTGACCTGAACTAGTTTTAAACAAAGTTAAATCAATATCTCCTCTAAGACTATCTCTCATCATAGGCATATTTACACCTAATCTTAAAATTTCTGATGCTACTGGGTCTTCTTGTTCTTCTGAATAATTAAAAGGATTAAATAAACCATTTACAAATCTTTGAGTATCACTGCCTTGTATTTTTAATTTATTACCTCTAAAATCATATTTATCTTCTACTTCACCAAGACCTGTTCTTTTCTTAACTTCATCAAATATAGTTTTAGTATCTTTATAGAAAGGGTCATTTACTAATTTAGCAAATACGTTTGGATAGAATGAACCTATTTTTGAATTTTTATAGTTTTGCCATTTAGAAGTATCATCACTTGTTAATACTTCCATAAAATCTGCAAGACCTTTTAGGTAAGTCTTACTTACTAAGTTTCTTGAAAGTGCTGACCATGAAGCTGAACCAAAGTTTGCTATTTTAGTTCCTGTAGATAAATAGTCACTTGCGTCTCCACCTTGTTTAGCCATAAGAATAAGCATGTTTCCACCTACTCGTCTCATGTCTTCTTCACTTAGCTTGTCATACATTTCATTGTAATCTGCAATCATTCCAAAGAAAGCACCAAATGGGTCAAATCTTCCAAACTGAACATATTTATGCTTTCCACTTTCTTCATCAAAGTATCTAAACGCATAAGGTAATGCCCCAGTATTTTTTCTTAAATTTCTTAAATCTTGTGATTTTGTATAGCCTTCTCCTGCTAACTGACCTTGACTACCTGTTATAACACCTTCTCTGTGTAGTATAGAACCTAGTGTTAGAAGAACTGTACCTGTAGCCATTCCACCTCTAGCTTGTGCCATTCTTTCAGCACCATTTCTTCCAATAAAGTCATCTCTAAAATTCTTTCTCATAAAACCTAATGGTGTTCTGTCTACGACATTTAACATTAAATTTGCAGGTGTTCTTACAAATGGAATAATTTGTTTCATTATTGGAAACTTATTTGTCATGTTTTGCACATACTCAAATATTCCATCTAGTTCTTGTGTGTAAGTATTCTCATCAGCTTTTCTCATAGCTTCAGGATTTTTTGCAGTACCAAACTCATCAAAACCTTCATCAAAGTAATCACTTACTGCTTGGTCAAATTCTGTAATAGGTTTCTTAGTTTTTAAATCTGTAGCAACTATTTTAGTTCTACTTTTGCCATTCTTAATAGCTAAGTCTACACCTTGTTTTTCTAATTCTGTTCTGTAAGTAATTTGTCTAAAAAATTCATCTTCAGCATTAAGAAATCTTGTAGGTACTCTAACAACCTTCCCTAATCTATTTATAAATTTGCCTGATGTACTATCATTATCTAATACTTCTTTAAATAAACCAGTTTCAGGGTCTTTAATTAATTTTCTTTTTTGGATTGCTTTTTCAGGAATATCTATTTTTCCTCTTTTACTTAAAATAGTATCTTCTTTATTAAATGCTAACTTCATATATCTAGTTGCATCTACTAAATGTCTTCTAAGACCTACATAAGTAGCTAATGCTCTTTCACCTTCTAATCTTAATTTAGCAACCTTTTCTGGGTTTTCTAATAAAGTAGAAGATAATCTACTACCAACCATTTTTTCTAATGGTCTTATAAATACGTTAGTTAAGTTAGAAGATAAGTTAATGATGTGTGTTTTAGGATTAGATAAAAGTGCATTAATCCAAACTTCATTTGCAATATCCCATGTTTTATTTTTAGTAGCAAAGTTTAAGACTTTATTAATATTACTGTCTCCTGCTTTTGCTATCTGGTCTATTAAAGTATTAACATCACCATCATAATTTTCTATATCTTTTATAGCATTATCTAAATCTTCTATAATAGGATTTTTTCCAGTCTTACCTGCTAATCTTTGAGTTCTTGCTGTACTAGTAGTTATAGATAATTTTTGTTCATTAATAGCTTTCCATTTTGGAAAGAAACTTTTAAGAAAGTATTGTTGAATTTTAGGTTCTTTATTACCTAGTTTAGCTAATCTTTTAACACCAACTGCAAGTGTTTCTATATAGCTATTCATAGCCATTATCTTATGTGGTGCATTACGCATCACTTGTTCTAATTCTTTAATATCTATTTCTAATTTATTTGGATTACTTCCATAAATTTTTCTAGCTGTTTTTTCTACAATTTCATCACTTAAAACTATTTTTTTATTTTTAATTAGATTTTCATAAGTTTTATTAAAACTATCTAAACTCATTAAACCATCTTTATCTAATTTAAGAAATTGTCTAACATTAAAATTTAAACTTAAATCTAAATTTTCAATATTTCCATCAAACATTTCTTTGTTTGGTGAAATCTTTTGTGCTTCGTTAAATTGTTTTACGATTGCATCATCTAATTCACCTTGTAGACTTTTAGTGACTTTAACAGCTTCTTCTTCTGATAAAGGTTTGTATTTAGATTTAACTACGTCTTCTTCTTTTAATTCTTTTAAATAGGCTTCATCTTCAGCTAATTGTTTCTTATCAACTTTTTTACCTTCTTGTAATTTTTTACCATTCTTAAAATATCTGAATGTTCTTAAAGCAACTTCTATACCACCACCTACAAGACCACCTTCTAAAGCATTTTTAAATCTTGCTTCATAAAAACCTTCTTCTTTTCCTTCTGAACTTAAATAGTCAAATAAAGGATTTTCTAAGTGTGGTGCATGTTCAGTAATCATGTCTGCTAGTCTTCCAGTTTCTTCATTGAAAGCTGTAAAGTCTGCGATTGCACCTTTACCTGTCATTTTAAGAAATTGACCTGTTTTAGATGCTTGAAAGAATGGAGATATTTTTTTAGATGCACCAGTTAATTTACCTGCTACTCCTAAAACTCTACCACCAGTGAACCAACCAGTTGCAAATTGAGATACACCTTTAGCAAGATTACCTTGCCATGTGTGTGGGTCTCCATCAAAGTCAGGTAATGTTAAACCATCATTGACACCCTTTTCACCAAATAAAAGACCTTTTCTTTTATTAGCTTTAAATTCTGCAAAATTTTCGTATCCAATCTTACCATTTTTGGCATCTTCACCGAATACAAAGCCACCAATATTAGTCGCTTCTCCTAAAGTGTCACTTAATCCTTCAGCTAGGTCAACTGTGGCTTGAACACCATCTCTAACCCCATCAACAATCCCTATTCCTACGTCTTTTATAGCACCTCTTTTCTTCTGTATGGCATCAAACTTATCTTGTGCCATGTACTTGTTCATTACATCTTCAGAAGTTCCTTCAGGAAATTCTAGCATTTGACCATTAGGTGCTTGTTTTCTTATTGTTGCCATTACTTCATTTCTCCTATGGATTTCATAAACATTTCTTTAGTTATTTTGTATTTTTCTCTAAAAAATGCTGAGTTTAATTCTTTATAATCTGTTCTTCTTTGTGCTATTTCTAAATCAGTAAAACCATAAGTATTCTTTTTGGTTGTCTTTTTATCATCTGAAAAAGTTGCAGTAGAAGTGTCAAAATTTGATAAATCCTCTGCATTGACAATAATAGCATCATCTGAATTATTAGAACTTTCACCAAAATCAGCACCAGTGTTTTTACTAACTGCATTTTTTAAATCTTCTTTTTCTTGTTCAAATCTATTTTTTACCCATGCTTTAAATTTTTCTCGTCTTTCAGATTTAGTCATACTCTGACCCTCAGCAGGTGCAGACGCATCTGTTTGATTATCAGCTAACCATTCTAGTGCATCTTGTTTAAATCTAATTTTCCTAGCAGGGTCTACATTAAATTTAATTAAACTAGAACGTGCAGTTTCCCTAATATCATCTATAATTTTATCTAATTGTGCTTCAGCAAATTTATAAGTATCTGTATTTAATAAAGGGTCTTCACCTGATATTTCAAAATTCCTAATAACATTTTTGTAATCATTATAAAATTTCTGTTGCATTTTATTTTGATTTTCAGAAAGAAATTCTCTTGCTTCTTCATATTTACCAGTTGTAATTAGTTCATTAAGTTCTTCTTCAATACCAATTTCAGTTTGTGAACCAAAACCCGTACTTCTATCTTTAAATATCTTTTTAATTTTATCTTTTTTATAATTTGAATAAGTATTCCAATTAGGGTCTTCTTCTTTAGCTTGATTAAAAGTTGTGTATTTATCTGCAACATTAAAACCTTCATTAAACTCTTTACTTCTTAATGCAGTTTGTCTTTCATTATTATCTTTTATTTGTTCTGTTGTTCTGTCTTGAAGTTTATCTCTGATTTGAAATAAATCATCTTTAAGACCATTTATTTTACTTAATTTATTTGTACCTAATTGTATGTGTTTAGGAAGTTCTTCTAATAATTTTTCAGCATATTCAAAATCACCTGTTTTATCTGCATAGTCTGTAAGTGTTTCTAATAAATATTTTTGTGCTGAACCATTACTTAAACCATTTGCAGTCTTATCAAGAATAAATGCTGAAACTTCTGCACCAATTTCTTCAAAACTTTTGCTGTCATCAAACATACCTTGAATATTATTTTGAAAATTAAATTTGTATTGTTCACTAATGTTAGCCATCTGTGAACTAACGTGTGTTTGAAATAAT